TGACTTGTAATTTTGTAGAGCGTATTATTGATCCTTTACAATCTAGATGTCAAGTACTTAAAATTGTACCCCCAACTAAAAAAGATGTTGCTAAGCATTTATCTTGGATTTTAAAAGAAGAAAAAATTAGTTTTAATATCAATGATTTAGTACCTTTAGTTAATCAATATTACCCTGATTTACGTAAATGTATTAATACTATACAATTAAGTACAACCAAAGAAGAAGATGAATTACATCCTACTAATTATATAACCGTACTAAAATTAGACCCCTCAGTATTAGTATCATCAAATTATATAGATAAAGTTATTACTGAATTATCTAAAGGTAATAAAGTATCATCCTTTAATATTATACGTCAAATTATAGCAGATGCTAATGTAGATGATTTTGATGAGTTATTTAGAGCACTTTACGATCGTTCATCTGAATATTATAAAGATAAAGAAGGTACAGCAGTATTAGCAATAAACGAACATCAATATAAAGCAAACTTCCGTATTGACAAGGAAATAAATATAATGTCATTAATTCAAACTTTAATAAAATATAAATAATTATGCAACAACCACAACAAGCACCACCAATTGATTTAAAAAACACAACATCCATCGAAAATTTTGACGGGGGTGTTTTATTTACTCAAGGAGTATTATTAAGAACCGTATCTAAATTCGTAATGGGAACAGATGAAGACGCACTTTTACCAATTCCAGTATTTTATGATGCTACAAGTAAAAAAATTCTAGAATCATCTATACCAAAAGAATTAAGAGAAGAATATAAAGATTATATTATTTAATGAAAAATATCTTTGATTGGTTAAAAGCAATTAATACTACCAAACCTCCAGTTGAGTCTTTTACAGACAAAGACTGGGAAGTTTGGAATAGTTACATGATACATAGATTTTTATCTATGAACCCAGATTACTTAGAAGTAGTAAATTATGTTCAAGATTTACCTCCACAGGAAAAGAGAATGATTTATAATGTTTATAAAGAATTTATTCCTAAAAATAATAAATGGAGTAAATATATCAAGTCTAAGGTAAAACAACCAAACACTGATTTAATCAACCATATTAAAGATAACTTTCAATGTTCAAGTAAAGAAGCAAAGGAATATATAACTTTGTTGGATACTCAACAAATTAGTCGTATATTATCGAATAGAGGATTAAATACAAAAGAAATAAAACCATTATTAAAATGAACAAACTAGTAGAAATGTTACGTACATCTGCATTAGCAGATAAAGCCAAAGCAATGTTATCACTTGAATTATTAGGTAACAAAGCAGTTGGGATTGGAGATCATTCAACAGAAGACTTTTATAAGAATGCTGAAGAAGCACTTATTATGTTAGTTGATGCTGATGATAGATTAGCAGCAATTGAAAAGTATTTTTCATTAGAACAACAGATCAATGGGTAGTATAATATCTAAATATTTTGAAAATGTAGGTCATTTTGGTAATAACGCAAAAGAAATAGAAAAAGTTATGAGTGATAGAGAAATTATGAATGCAAAACAAGGTGTTTCATCAAAATTAAGCATACAGGTATTTGAAAAAGAATACCCAGAATTATCTAAGGAATTTAAAAAAATACAAAAAGAAATGTATGAAATGTTTGCTCGTAAACATATGGATTATGGATTAAATAACATTGCTTTAGGTGGAGATATCGTTAATAACAGCGATGATAAACAATTCTCACTAACTGGGTTATGTATTAGATTAACTGATAAAATATCACGTTTAAAAAACTTATTGATTAATGGTAGATCATTTGTTGAAGGTGAGGGTATGCAGGATACATTTATAGATATTGCCAATTATGGAATAATCGGTCTTTTAGTAGGTCGTAATAAATGGAAAAAATAAATGGATATATTAAAAGGGTTTAATTGGGGGTGGATGTCCTATGATACCATTGAAGGTAAAAATCATAAAGCTACAATTACTCAAGAAATTGAAGATAGGGCGTACGAAAAATATTTTGAAGTTGAAAAGGGAGATATAGTTCTTGATTGTGGTGCTAGTGTAGGTCCTTTTAGCTATTCAATTAAAGGAAAAAAACCAAAAAGAATAATTGGTGTTGAACCTTCACAAACTGAAATTCCCACTTTAACTACCAATATGAAAGGTAGTAATTTTACATTAGTACCCTATGCTATTTCTAACCAGGATGGGGAAAAAGAATTACTTTATATTTTTGAATCCACAAACCAAAACTCAGCATTTTCTAAAACTTTAGTAAAAACTTTAAAATTTACATCTTTATTAAAACAATATGATATAAAAAAAATTGATTTTTTTAAAACGGATTGTGAAGGAGGAGAATATGATATTTTTAACAGTGAAAATATTTGGTGGATAAAAAATAATATTAAAAAAATTGCAGGAGAATGGCATTTATCAACCCCAGAATTAAAAGCAAAATTTAGAGCTTTTAGAGATACTTATTTAAGGTTATTTCCTAATCATATGGTTAGTGCTATTAATGGAGTAGATATTAAATGGGATTTATGGAATGACCATTTTATAGAGTATTATACTGAAGTATTCATTTATATAGATAACAGATAAATTTTGGCAAAAAAACTCCCAAAAATAGTAAAGGAAATAAGGAATAACCCACCTTCACCCGTTAATTATGCATATCAAAAGAATATATCATATTCTCAGATGTCTATATTTAGAGGATGTCCCCATAGATGGAAACTTCAGTATAAAGATAAAATTAAACGATTTACATCTTCAATACATACTGTTTTTGGAACTGCAGTCCATGAAGCAATGCAGCATTATTTAGATGTAGCATATGAAAAATCTTTTGCAGCTGCAGATAGAGATATCAACATGGAAGAATATTTCCAAGAAGCATACATAGGTGAATACCAAAAGCAATACAAGTCAAACAAATCAGAACATTTTTCAGATGCGGCCGAAATGAGAGAATTTTTTGATGATGGTATGGCCATATTAGATTGGTTTAAGAAAAAACGTAGTAGATATTTTAGTAAAAAGGGTACATATTTAGTAGGTTGTGAAATACCTATTGTAGTAGCACCAAATAAAATGTTAAATAACGTATTATATATGGGGTATCTCGATGTTGTCACCTACCATGAGGAAACAGAGACATTTAAAATAATTGACATAAAAACCAGTACCAATGGGTGGAATGATTATGCTAAAAAAGATGAAAATAAGCAATTCCAACTATTACTTTATAAACAATACTTTTCAGAGCAATATGGAATACCTTTAGATAAGATTGAAATTGAATTTTTTATCCTTAAGAGGAAAGTATTAGATCCTGATGATGAAAAGCTTATGTCCCCTTATCAAGCTTATAGAGTACAACAGTTTACACCACCAAGTGGTAAAATCAAACTATCAAGAGCAAAAAATGCTATTAATGATTTTATCAATGAATGTTTTAATTCAAGTGGAAAAATAAAAGAAGCAGACTATCACAAATCTCCATCTAAATGGAATTGTAATTTCTGTCCTTATAGTAAAGATAAAGAATTATGTGGAGCCGGTGAACATTTTTCGTAGGTTCCCATATATGTATATATAATAAATAACGTTTTAATAAATAAAGACTATGAGTAATCCAAAAAAGATGACACTAACTAGTGTTAAGGTTCAAAGTGATCTATTCGAGAATTTTAAGATTGAATGTGTAAAACGTAAATTTTCACTACAAAAACTTGCTGATCGTGCANTATTTTTGTACCTTACAGATGAAAATTTCCGTAAACAAATAACCAATCAAACAAATATCGAATTATAACCTTATGAACACAGATTTTAAACATATCCCTAAGGATAAAAGAAAAAAAATACTTTTAATATGTGATGATATTAGAGTACATTCAGGTGTAGCAACTGTTGCTAAAGAAATAGTAACTCATACTGCACATCATTTTAATTGGGTACAAATTGCTGGATCAATTAATCACCCTGAAAAAGGAAAAAGACTAGACCTTTCTACAGCTACAAATGAAGTTAATGGTTTAAAAGACTCCTCAGTAATAATGTATCCTGTAGATGGGTATGGTGATAGTAGAATTATAAGAGAACTTATAAAACTTGAAAAACCTGATGCTCTATTTTTAATTACGGATCCAAGATACTTTACTTTTATATTTAATATGGAACAGGAAATTAGAAAACAAATTCCTATTACTTATTTAAATATTTGGGATGATTATCCCGCTCCAATGTATAATAAACCATACTATGAAGCCTGTGATTTATTAATGGGTATATCAAAACAAACCGTAAATATTAATAAACTAGTATTAAAAGGAAGTGAAGGTAATAAGGTATTTAGATATGTACCACATGGTAAGAATCGTAACTCCTATTTTCCTATTGATGAAAATGATTTAGATTATATAAATTTCAAATCACAAATATTTAATAAAAAGAAACCAAAATTTGTATTATTTTTTAATTCTAGAAATATTAGAAGAAAACAAATCCCAGACACATTAATGGCTTTTAGAGCATTTTTAGATTCTTTACCTGAAAATGAAGCAAGGGATTGTTTTATGGTTCTTAAAACAGAAAGAGTAACCGATGCTGGAACTGATTTACCTAAGGTTAAAGAATATTTATTTGATGAAAGTTATAAAGATAACGTAATTTTTATAGATCAAAGATTATCTGAACAACAATTAAATTGGTTATATAATATAGCAGATGTCCATACTCTATTAACATCTAATGAAGGGTGGGGATTAGCTAATACAGAAGCTATATTATCAGGTACACCTATTATAGCTAATGTTACAGGTGGAATGCAAGATCAAATGAGATTTGTAGATAATGAAGATAAATGGTTTGAGCCTAGTGCTGAGGTTCCTTCTAATCATAGGGGTACATATAAGAAACATGGTGAATGGGCATTTCCAGTCTACCCAACTTCTAGATCTATTCAAGGATCCCCTCCAACTCCTTATATATATGATGATAGATGTGCTTGGGAAGATGCAACTGTAAGAATGCAAGAATGTTATAAATTAGGAAGAAAAGAATTAAAAAGAAGAGGTTTAAAAGGTAGAGAGTGGGCTTTAGGTGATGAAGCAGGATTTACTTCTAAACACCAAGCAAAAAGAGTTATAGAGGCTTTAGACACTTTATTTGATACTTGGAAACCTAGAGAAAAATATGAAGTAATTAACACTAATGAATATAAAGGTAAATTTTTAAATCATAAAATAATATATTAATGAGTAAACCACGTTTTGTAATAAGCTGTCCCTTTGATACCTATTCAGGTTATGGGGCACGTAGTCGAGATATAGTTAAAGCTATAATAGAATCTGATAAATATAAAGTAGAATTATTATCCCAAAGATGGGGTGAAACTTCATGGGGTTTTTGTAATGATCACCCTGAATGGACTTTTTTAAATAATCACGTAGTTACTCAAGATTGGCAAAAAACTCAACCTGAAGTTTGGATGCAAATAACTATTCCAAATGAATTTACACCTGTTGGTAAGTTTAATATTGGTTGTACTGCTGGTATTGAGGCTACGGCTTGTAAAGCTGAATGGATCGAAGGGTTAAATAGAATGAATACTAATTGGGTTTCTTCAAATTTTGCTAAAAAGACATTTGAAGAAATGTCCTATGATAAAACAGACCCCAGAACAAAACAAGTTATTCAAAAAATAAAATTAGAAAAACCTGTTGAAGTTATTTTTGAGGGTGCGGATCTTAGTACTTATAAAACAATTAAATCCTCAGAAATAAAAACTATTGATTTCAAAGATATAAATGAAGAGTTTTGTTATTTATTTGTAGGGCACTGGATGAGTGGTGCTTTCGGTCACGATAGAAAAAATGTTGGTGTTTTAGTAAAATCTTTCTTTGATGCCTTTAAAGGTGGAATAGGTAAAAAACCAGCATTAATTTTAAAATCTTCAATGGGAGTTGCCTCCTATATAAGTAGAGAAGCGATTTTAGATAAAATCAAATTAATAAGAGATAGTTATGGTGATATTAAATTACCTAATATCTACCTTTTAAATGGGGAATTTGACGATTCAGAAATGAATGAGTTATATAACCACCCTAAGGTAAAAGCTATGGTTAGTTTTACTAAAGGGGAAGGATATGGTAGACCCTTATTAGAGTTTGGATTAACAGGCAAACCTATTATAGCATCTGGGTGGAGTGGTCATACTGATTTTTTAAACACTACTAATTCAGTTTTATTAGCAGGTACTCTAGAAAATGTACATCAAAGTGCGGCTAATAATTGGTTAATTGAGGATGCTAAATGGTTTCAAGTTAACCCACAAAATGCTGTTTCTTCTCTTAAAGAGGTTTATAAACATTACAAAAAATATTTAACCCGATCTAGAAAACAAAAACAATACGTTAAAGATAACTTTAGTTGGGAAAAAATGAGAGATTTAGTTAATAATAAATTAAGCACACAGGTACCTGAATTTGCAAGCCAAGTAGAGTTGAAATTACCCAAATTAAAGTTACCTAAACTAAATAAAATATAATATGAATCATGATGAAATAATAGATTGTCCTAAATCAGGAGGTGATCTATGCTATAAAACAGAAGTAAATAAAGATATTACTAATTATTACAGTCTATCTTGTGGGTTTTGGACTAACACCTTAATGTTAGAAGATTCTGAATTTTATAAAGAGCAAGTGGGTGTTTTACCTGAAATTTATAAAGATTTAGCTTGGACTGACCCAAAAACTCAATTAATATGGTTACCTAATACTATTAATATAAAAGATAGGGGTATGATATTTGCATCTGGTAAAAATAAAGAAGAATGGAGTTGGGCAGCTGTTAAAGCGATAGAAATACCAGAAAAAGATCAAGATAAATATAAAGGAGAGAAATATAAGACAGATATGTCTACTATTGCTTACTTTAAAGAACGTGATTTTATAGAAGCCCTTTCGTATATTGGGGTATTACCAGAATAATAAAATATGAAAATAAGTTATGCAATAACAGTATGTAATGAATTTCTTGAAATACAGAAACTTATTCCATTTCTATTAGAAAATAAAAGACAACAAGATGAAATAGTTGTTCTTTATGACCAGAAAAATGGTAATGAAGAGATAGCTTCTTATTTAAGACAATTTAGCAAATTACCCAATTTCCAATTTTGGCGTGGGTTAGATTTTAAAGGTCACTTTGCTAATTGGAAAAATAAACTAACTGAGTATTGTGAAGGAAATTATATATTTCAAATAGATGCGGACGAACTTCCTAATAAAGCTTTAATTGAAAACCTTCCAACTATATTAGAAAGCAACCCAGATAATGAGGTATATTTAGTACCTAGAGTGAATACTGTAGAAGGCTTAACTGATGAACATATTCAAATGTGGGGATGGAATGTAAATGATAAAGGATGGGTTAATTGGCCTGATTATCAATGGAGAATTTGGAAAAATAAACCAAAGATTAAATGGAAAAATAAAGTACATGAAGTCCTTGATGGTCATAAATCATACGCAGCATTACCGGCTCAAGAAGAATTAGCATTATACCATCCAAAAGATATTAAAAAACAGGAAAAACAAAATGCTTATTATAATACATTATAATGAAAGTAGCTTTAAAAATAGATACCCCAGCACTAGGTGATACTTTAGCAGCTATTCCTACACTTAGGAAGTTATGTGAAGCTTATCAATCACCTTTAACTGTTTTTACTTCACAACCCTTTTTATTTGAAAATCACCCTTTAGTTATAAAAGCACTACCTTTAGAGGCATCTACTGAGGGGTATAAGGTTTATACTACATTTAGCCCGTTAGTTGGAAAAACATATGATTTAAAAAATGGGCAAAAAACAGAATTTAGACATTCTAATCATGATATTAGACAATACCATGCAACCTCTTTAGGTTTTTCATTAACCCCAGATGAAATGGAAACTGATTTATATATTGAAAGCCCTAATCCTTTAGGTTTAGGAAAATATATATTAATACATCCAACACATACTTGGGCTACTAGAACTTGGGATCAAAAACAATGGCAAGGTTTAATCGATTCTTTAAATGATAAAGGAATCCCTGTAGTAGCAATAGGAAAAGATTCAAGTGAAGTTGGGTTTTATAATACCCAAAAACCCGTAATGGATGTTAATATAAAATTAGGTAAAAATCTTTTAAATGATTCTAATATAACATTACATAAATTAAGGTGGATGATGAATAATGAAGCTTCTATGGTAGTTACAATGGATTCAGGTATACTTCATTTGGCTGGTACAACAGACGTTCGTATATTACAATTAGGAAGTTCGATACACCCTAAATTAAGAGCTCCATGGAGAAAAGGATCTCAAATGTATAAATATGATTATATTTTAGGTTCATGTGAAGAATTTTGTTCTAGTAATATGAAATATAACATCAAAGAATGGGGTAATATTATGGGTGTACCACCTCAAGTTAAGTGTTTAGCTAATAAACCAACTTTTGAATGTCATCCTAGTTATAAAAAAGTATTTAATAAAATAATAGAAAAAATATAACATGGAAGTAATGTTTTTAACAGAAATGGGGTGGGAAGGTAAAATTCCTGCTAATTTTAAAAATATGAGAACAGAATTTGCATGGATGAATGCTTTAAATGCCTCTCATACTAATTTGTTAAATTACAGCAAAATTAAAAATCAAGACCATGTTTTTATTATTTTCCCAAAAGGTGAAACTTTTTTAAATGCCGTTGGACTTAAATTAAGCGATTCTCCAAACCCTGTATCTGATTTATTAAATTCAAATATGGTAGAAGTTTTAAAATCCAATAATAAAAAAGTACATTATATACAAGAAGGTCCTTCATGGTTTTTCAATGATTATGAAATTGCAGACCAATTTAACTTTTATAACTTGTTATCTAAGTGTGATAGTATATTTGCTCATAACGAACATGATGTTAAATTTTATAAGGGTTTATTACCACATAAACAAGTAAACGTAATAAAGACTTTATTAATCGAAGATTTAATAAAGGATATAATACCCCAACCACAAGATAAAGTTATTATAGGAGGAAATTTTGCTCGTTGGTATGGAGGTTTCTCTAGTTATATAATATCAGATGTGTTTGAGGTTGAAAAGTGGACACAAGATTCTCACGCAAAACGTTCAAATGAACATAATATACCTGATTTAAATCATTTNCCACGTCTTCAATGGATAGAATGGATGAATGAATTATCTACGTTTAAATACGCCGTACATTTAATGCCCACTATAGCAGCTGGTACTTTTAGTTTAAATTGTGCNTANTTTGGAATACCTTGTATAGGTAATAAAAATGTGGATACTCAAAAAATATGTCATCCTACTTTATCANTAGATGTGGAGAANGTAGATGAAGCTCGTATATTAGCCTTAAGGTTAAAAGAAGATAAAGAATTTTATAAACAATGTAGTAAAACCGCTAAGGATAATTATAAAAAATATTATAACATAGAAACATGGCAGAAAACAATAAATTTGTAATTTTAATTACAGCATATAATGATGAAAAATGGGTAGAATATAATATTGCCAGTATTTTAAATCAAACATATAGTAATTATAAAGTTTTATATTATGATGATGCCTCTACTGATAACACATACCAAGAGGTTAGCAAAATAGTAAAGAATAATATTAAGTTTACAGTTACTACTCGTAAAAACAATATGCAGGCTTTATTTAGTTATGAAGAATGTATAAATCAAATTAAAGAAGATGAAATCTTAGTTTGTATGAGTGCTGATGATTGGTTATATGATAACAATGTTTTAGAAAATTTAAATAAATATTATAATAATAATGATGTTTGGATGACCTATGGTAAATTTGTTGCTTGGGATGGTGAAGAAGCAATAGAAGCAAACCCACAAAATACACCATATCCCGATTTTACTCATGAATATAGTTTTTATAGAAAAGACCATTGGAGAGCATCTCATTTAAGAACATTCAAAGGTTCTTTACTAAAGAAAGTAGATTTATCCGAATTTAAATCTAATATAGATGGTTCATATTTTGATCACGCTGCTGATTTAGCTTTAACATATCCTTGTTTAGAAATGTGTGGTAAAGATAAAATTGGTGTTCTTGATTTTTATAGTTACGTATATAATGCTTCTCCTGATGTTAATCAACGTACTAAAAATAGAGAAAGCAATCAGGACAACATGAAATATGAGATTGAAATTAGAAATAGAAAGGTTTATAAAAGATTAAAAGATATTAATGATATACCTAAAAAGTTACCACAAGTAAATGTTTGGGATTATCCACAAGAAAATAATTCTATCCCTTTTAAATTTTCTTATGTATATAAACAATTAGAAGGAGATTTTGATTTAACTTTATTAAATGATATAAACATTTTAAAGTATCTAAAAGGTGAGATACCCATTAGCAAAGGAAAAATTATTGCTGATATACATGAATCTCCTAGTTATAATGTAAATCAAAAAAAGGTATATTCTGAAGTATTAAAAAATTATAAAAAGTTTGATAAAATTATAAGTTTTAATAAAAGTTTAGAACATTTACCTAATTTCCAACTAAGATTACCTGCCTATTCGGTTCTTAATAAAAGTATACATAAAAAAACATGGCCTAAATTAGGAGATCCTACCTTATTTAAAATATATAAAAAAACCAAAGATATTTCATGTATTAGTTCTAATAAAGCATTCCTCCCAGGACATATAAAAAGGTTAGAGTTTGTACATTATATAGAATCCATGGAACCTAATATTAATTTATTTGGTATTGGTTTTAATGAAATTGAAGGAAAAATTGAAGGTTTAAAGGATTATAGATATTCTATAGCTATTGAAAATGATACAACAACTAATGGTATTACTGAAAAATTATTTGATTGTTTTTTAAGTGGTGTTATTCCTATATATTATGGGGCTTCCAACTTAAAAGAACATTTTAATATGGATAGTATTTTAACTTTTAACAATCTTAAAGAATTAAAAGATATATTGTTAAATCTTAAAGGGAAAAAAGGGATTGAGTTTTATAATAATAATTTAAACTCTATTAAAGAAAATTTTAATATTACTAAAAACCTATGGTTTGATAATGATATATTTTTTGACAGATATCTTAAAGAATTATTATAAATATAAATTAATTAAAAATAAATAATATGAAAAAAATATGGTATGCACCTAATAAGTTAGAAGCTTATGGTGAAGAAGAAATAAAAGCAGTTGAACAATGTCTTAGAGATGGTTGGTTAGCTGGTTTTGGTCCTCGTTCTATTGAGTTTGAGAAAAAAATAGCAAAAGAATTTGGTAAAAAATATGGTGTATTTGTAAACTCTGGATCTTCTGCTTGTCTACTAGCATTGGCTGCTTTAAATTTACCTAAAGGAAGTAAAGTAATTACTCCTGCTTTAACTTTTTCAACTACATTAGCTCCCATTATACAATTGGGGTATAGACCCGTTTTTGTTGATTCTGATTTAACATCTTATGTACCTAATGTAGCAGATATAATAGCAGCAGTTAAAGGTTACAGCAAAGTTTCAGCTATTATGATCCCTAATTTAATTGGTAACAAACCTGATTGGAAGTTGCTAAAGAAGGAATTGAAAAAAATAGGAAGATCAGACATTCATATAATAGAAGATTCAGCAGATACTGTATCTTACACTAAAGAATCTGATGTATCAACTACTAGTTTCTATGCTTCACACGTTATTACAGCTGGGGGAATGGGTGGAATGGTGATGTTTAACGATAAAGAACAAGTTAAACGAGCATTACAGTATAGAGATTGGGGCCGTATTGGAGACAATAGCGAAAATATGGATGAACGTTTTGCTCATGATGTTGATGGTATACCTTATGATTATAAATTTTTATATGGTGTTTTAGGATATAATATGAAGTGTAGTGAAATGAGTGCGGCCTTTGGGTTAGTACAACTAGAACGTTTCCAAACATTTAAACAAAAACGTAGAGATAACGTTGAACGTTATTTAGAAAATCTTAAGGATGTTAAAGAATTAATTTTACCAGATGACAGTATTGAACCTAATTGGTTAGCAATACCCCTACAAACAGAACGTAGATTAGAATTATTAACTTTTTTAGAAGATAATAACATTCAAACACGGGTTACATTTGCAGGTAATGTTACTAGACATCCTATTTATAGAGAGTATTTACAAGATTTTAAAAATGCGGATACAGTGATGAAAAACGGGTTCTTATTAGGAGCTCACCATGGTATGGATTTAGACGATGTAGATTATGTTTGTGATAAAATTAAAGAATTCTTTACATTATGATAGAATATTATTCAAAAGTGGATCCAAGTAAATTACTACACGTAGTAGTAAGAAAAGAAGATTTAAAACCTGGTAGAAAAGATATTATATCTGAAGAGCATTTTATACAATGTTCCCACCTTAATATGGAAAAAGGTAAAACCTTTAGACCACATAGACATATCTTTAAAGAAAGAACTAGAGATGTTATTGCACAAGAAAGTTGGATTGTAATTCAAGGTAGTGTTAAATGTATATTTTATGATTTAGATGACACCCTATTAGTTGAACCTATACTATACCCAGGTGATGCTTCTTTTACACTAGAAGGGGGACATAATTACGAAATATTAGAAGATGATACCTTAGTATATGAGTATAAAACAGGACCATATGAAGGTCAAGCTTTAGATAAAACATTTCTAAATGGATAATATGATCTTTAGGGCAATAGTAAAAGAGGACTTAGATGAAATATTTCTCTTATTACAACAACTAACAGAAATATATTATTCAGATAGAGATAAAGAAAAATGTTGGGAGTTATTTTCATCATCCTCATCCCATTCTATTGTGGGTGTATTAAAAAATAAAATTGTAGCTTATGGTTCTCTAGTATTAGAATATAAAATACGAGGTGAAGTAGCAGGACATATTGAAGATATTGTTGTAGACAAAAGTATAAGAGGTAAAAATGTTGGAATAAACCTTATTAGTAAATTAATTGATCTTGCAAGAGGTTTAGAATGTTATAGGGTAACATTACTTTGTGACGAGTCTTTAATTAATTTTTACTCTAAAAACAACCTTAAAGTAAGTGGTGTTGCAATGAAAAAATTTATAAATAAATAATTATGGGGTTTGAAACAGTAACTAAATTTGAACAAGAGTTAGCTAAATTCTACAATTCCCCATATGCCGTAGCAGTTGACTGTTGTACTCATGGAGTTGAATTATGTTTAAAGTATACAGAATCACAAACAATAACGGTTCCAAAACATACTTACATCTCTATTCCTTTTCTTTCCCATAAATTAGGAATTGAATTAATTTGGAAGGATGAAAACTGGATCGACTACTATTATCTTACAGATAAGGTGATAGATGCTGCTGTATTATGGAAGAAAGATAGTTATATCCCAAATACTTTCATGAGTATTTCATTTCAATTTCAAAAACATTTGTCTCTGGGTAGAGGGGGTATTATATTAACGGATGATAAAGTAGCAGCCGAACAATTAAAGAAAATGACATATGATGGGAGAATACCAAATGTTCCCTGGAGAACCCAAAACATTAGTACTTTAGGGTATCACTATTATATGACCCCTGAAACGGCACAAAACGGTTTAAATAAATTACAAAAGGCAATAGAAACAAAACCAAAACAATGGATATTAAACGATTGGCCCGATTTAACTAAAATGGATATATTTAATTAAAGTTTATGAAAAAAGCATTTATTACAGGAATAGGAGGACAAGATGGTTCGTATTTAGCAGAATACCTATTAGACCTTGGATATGAAGTGTATGGTATTATTAGAAGAAATTCTACACCTGAACATCAACAATCCAGGCTAGACCCAATACGAAATAACAAAAATCTACACGTAAGTTACGGTGATTTAAATGACACATCAGGTATTGAACGTATCCTGCGGGAAGTTAAACCTGATGAAGTATATAACTTAGCAGCGCAATCCCATGTTAGGATTAGTTACGAAATACCCCAATTTACAGTACAAACTAATTCTGTAGGTGTAGTAAATATACTAGAGGCAGTACGTAATAATTGCCCTGATGCTAAATTTTACCAAGCATCATCATCAGAAATGTTTGGTAGTGCCGTTGATTTAGATGGTTTCCAAAGAGAAACAACTAGAATGAATCCAGTATCACCTTATGGTTGCGCCAAAGTATTTGGTTATAATATTGTAAGAAATTATCGTAACGCTTATAAATTACATGCTTCTAGTGGTATTTTATTTAACCACGAATCACCTCGTCGAGGTTCTAATTTTGTAACTAATAAAGTAGTAAAAGCTGCTGTTAGAATTAAATTAGGATTACAAGATAAACTTGAATTAGGTAATATGGATGCTTATAGAGATTGGGGACATTCAAAAGATTATGTAAGAGCAATGCATCTAATAAACCAACAACCAAAACCTGGTGATTGGGTTGTTTCAACAGGAGTTACTCACTCAGTAAGAGAAATGTGTGATTATGTTTTTAGTCAATTAGATTTAGATTATAAAGAATACGTTATTCAAAATAAAAAATTCTTACGTCCTGAAGAGTTACCTTATTTAAAAGGCGATTCAACTAAAATCAGAAAATTAGGATGGGAATGTGAATATACTTTTGAAAGTATGATGGATGAAATGATTGAACACTGGGTTAAAATATATAATTAATATGAAAAAAATAGTATACGTAACAGGGTGTTTAGGGTTTATAGGGTCTTATGTAACAAGAGAATGTTTAAAAAAAGGGTGGTATGTTAGAGGTATTGATATAATGACCTATGCTTCAAACCCAGAATTGTTAGATGAGTTTGAACAATACCCTAATTTTATTTTTGAACACACTGATATTAATGATATTGAATTTCTGTATGAATGTGATTATATAATTAATACAGCAGCAGAAACTCATGTAGGTAATTCTTTAGTTAAAAGTGAAAACTTTGTTCATTCTAATATTAATGGGGTTCATAATTTACTTGAATTAATTAGAAATTATAGAGCAGAAACAGATAAATTACCAATATTACTCCATTTTTCTACTGATGAAGTTTATGGAGATATTACAGAAGGAGATCATATTGAAACAGACATATTAAAACCATCCAACCCCTACTCGGCAACTAAAGCAGCAGCTGATCAATTAATTACTGCTTGGGGTAGAACATATAACATACCCTATATTATCTTAAGACCCACTAACAATTATGGTATTGGACAATATGTAGAAAAACTTATACCTAAATCCATTAAATACTTACATTTAGGTAAACAAATTCCGTTACACAATGAAGGAACACCTATCAGAAATTGGTTACATGCTCAAGATACTGCAAACGCTGTAATTACCATAATAAACAGCAAATCTAAAAATGAAATATTTAACATTTGTGGTGGGTTTGAACAAAGTAATTGGGATACTGTAAGTAAATTAATTACATTATACCATCCAAAAGATGAAGGATTAACTGAAACTTTTCCCCATTATGATCAAAACCACGTTAATTCATATTTAGATTTTTCATATTCAAGAATAGGACAGGATGTTAGATATGCTTTAAATGATAATAAGCTAAGAAGTTTAGGGTGGAAACCTAAAATGGTATTCGATAATGAGCTACCTAATATAATTAAGCATTATAAAGAAAATTTTATATGGTAAAAGAAGAATTAATTAAATTTGAAACAAAAATTGGAGATGCTTTTAATAAAGGCGAAATAAAAGCTCCTATACATTTATATCATAGTAATGAGGATATAATGATAGAAATATTTAAGGATATAGACATTAAAAATGATTGGGTGTGTTGTACTTGGAGAAACCACTACCAAGGTTTATTAAAAGGTATACCACAAAATGTTATGGAATCTAATATTAGAGAGGGTAAATCTATGGTAGCTAATCTACCTGAATATAAATTTATATGTAGTTCAATAGTAGGAGGTATCCCATCAATAGCATCAGGCATAGCATTATCTATTAAATTACAAGGTAAATCTAACAGAGTTTGGTGTTGGGTAGGTGATATGAGTGCTGAAACGGGACATTTCCATGAAGCCTATAAATATTCGTTAAATCATGATTTACCTATTACTTTTATTGTAGAAGATAATAAAAAATCAGTATGTACACCAACCCCCGATATTTGGAAAAGAGATACACCATATTATCTAGAATCAGAATATAAAGGTGGGATTGTAAAACAAAAGAATTTAATATATTACCAATACGATAATACTAAATACCCACATGCTGGAGCAGGTATGAGAGTACAATTTTAATAAAACTATGAAGTATACTGAAGAAATAGTAAAAGCAATGAGTATGTTAGCTGATAACCCTAAAACAATTTTTATAGGCCAAGCAGTTGAGTATGAAGGGACTGGGTTATATGATTCATTATCCCATCTACCAAAAAATAAAAGAATGGAATTACCTGTTGCCGAATACTTACAATCTGGTCTAGCAAATGGTATGGCTATAGAAGGTTTAATACCAGTTTCAACTTATCCAAGATGGAATTTTTTATTAATGGGTACTGATCAAATAATAAACCATTTAGATAAATTTAAAAGTATGTCTAATGGAAAACTAACACCTAAAGTTATAATTAGGGTAGCAGTAGGTAGTGAACAACCTGTTGATCCCCAATGTCAACATAAAGGTAATTTTTCTGAGGCATTTCGAAATATGACTACAAATACTGAAATTATAGAATTAATAGAACCAGAAGATATACTACCAGCTTATACTAAGGCACTAAATAGAAAGGATAATGTTAACACTATATTAGTTGAATTTGCTGATTATTGTAAAACAAAATGAAAATACTAGTTACAGGAAAAAATGGGTATATAGGCAGTAGTATAATTAATAAACTAAAAGCTTATAATTACAATATAACAGGAGTAGGTAGAGAAGATTTTGATTTAACAGATAGAAAATCAACTAACACCTATTTTGATTGTAAAAAATTTGATGTAATAATACATACAGCTATTTGTGGTGGTAGTAGATTAGTACATGATGGGAATGATGTGTTATCTAATAATATTAAAATGTTTTATAATTTATTAAACAACCAAGATAAATTTGGCCAACTAATAAATTTTGGGTCTGGTGCTGAATTAAATAATCCATCTTTACCCTATGGGTTAAGTAAAGCTATTATATGGGATGTTATTAAAAATAATTCTAAGTTAAATAATATTAGAATATTTGGTGTGTTTGATAAAAATGAATTAGATACTAGATTTATTAAAACTTGCATAAAAAACTATAAAAATAGAAAACCTATATTAATTCATCAAAATAAATTATTTGATTTTATTTATATGGATGATTTGGTTACCATAGTAAATTTCATTATATTGAACCCTAATATTAAGTCAATAGATTGTTGTTATAATGAAAGTTATAGTTTAAAAGAAATAGCACATTATATTAATGGGTTAAATAACCATAGTTGTGATATTACATTAAAACTTACAAATACAGGTTCACCCTATATAGGTAAGTTCAAAAACTATAATTTAAATTTAATAGGATTAAAATTAGGAATAAATAAAATGTATGATGAAACCAATTAGTTTTTGTATTAATACTGCAGTAAATGAGATAGATTACATTAAGTTACTATTTAAATCATTAAATGATAATTTATCTACTTTAGAACATGAAATAATAGTATTTATAGACTCAGATAACCAAGGTACTTTAGAATGGTTAATTGAGCAAAAATCTATATTCCCTAATTTAAAAATACTAAAAAACCCTTTACCCATATGTTATGGATATGCTCGAAATATAAACGAAATGTTTAAATTCGCATCTAATGATATAGTGTCCTACCTCCAATCAGATATGGTAATCAGTAAAGACTATGATGTGTACATTAGCAAACATATAAAAAATAATATGATTTTATCCAGTACTCGGATAGAACCACCTTTACATGGTCCTGGATTAGAAAAGCATACTTTTGATTTTGGAGTAAATCCTAAGGAATTTAAATATAGCATGTTTTTAGATTGGTGTGAACATAATAGAGAAGATAGAAAGACCAATTACTTTTTTGCCCCCTTTACTTTATATAAAGATGTTTGGAATAGTATAGGTGGACATGATACACAATTTAGACGTTCTAGAGAAGATTCTGATGTATTAAACAGATTAGTATTAAGTGGAGTTGAAATAGTTCAAACTTGGGAAGCTTTAGTTTACCATTTTACTTGTGTTTCTAGTAGAGGACAAGATTGGCACAATAAAAGTAATAAAAAGGCTCAAGATAGAGCTATCTTACAAAACCATGCTGATATAGTAGAAATGTCTAGAATTAATAAAAAATGGGGTGGGTTTAGTCATGGTGATCCAAATGAATATTACTATAATATAAATTCTGAAATAAATATAGATAGCAACAATTTCTCTATCTTTAAAATGGTTGCATCCTTCTTTAATATAAATTATATTAATGAAATTTCATTATATAATGAATTTATAAATCAGAATGAACATAACTATGCTAATAATTTATTAAATATTAGTGATAAACATTGGGAGGAATATTCGTATATGTACAATACAAATATTATAGAAGATTATGTTAATTTAAGAGATGCTAAAGGGGATATTTTAATTAAGTTTAATCTTTCTAATGTTAATCAAAATAATTTTAATGATTTTATTTATAATTTACAACATATTATCCATGAAAACGACCCAGGTAAATATGAGTATGATGGGTTTACAATTATTATAAATAAAAAAAATAACATTATAAAACAAAAAATAAATATAACTAATCCAAATCTAAAACCAAGTGATACGTATTTAGTTTATTAGTTATATATGTATAGAATATAATAATAATAAAGTAATAAAATAGTAATGAATACATCAGATCAAACAAACGGAAATACTCAATTGAATTCCGAAAGAAACAAACTTAACAGTAGAGTTAGTAAACTTAGTATGTTAAGTAAATCTAAAAAAGTACAATGGGATGGAATGAGAAGACATCGTACTATTTAAAAATATTAAAAATAAAATATGAATATAACAATGATTCCTTGTATTAAGTGCAAAAAAGACATGCCTGAGTTAAGATTAACTCAATATGGTTATAAAGTATGTGTTGATTGTTCCAGTGTAAGTACTAAACGGGGTATCCCTGTAACTAAAGGTTCAGGTGATCATACTTGGACAGAAACAGTAATAGTGGAAGAAGACCAATATGAATCATTTGTAAATGCTACTAATAAAGAAAGAGGTAGTAGTGATACTGTTGTAACCTTTAAATTAGATTAATGCCAGCAGCAAAACCACTTTCTAAAGCACAAATAGTAGCATCCCAAGCTAAGACTCAGTCTAATATGGCTGCTGCTAGGTATTTACACGTTTCATATCAACATTATAAAAGATATGCTAAATTGTATAAACTATTTGCTGGGCATAAAAATCAAAGTGGTAAAGGTATACCTAAGTTTTTAAACAATGGTAAGAAATTTCCTGCTATGGTTGAAATTATTGAAGGTAGAATAGCTGCCTCATCTTTTGACCCTAACAAATTAAAATATGCTTTAATAGAACAAGGACATATGGTTGAGGAATGTACCGTATGTAAATTTAATGAACGTAGGGTATTAGATTATAGGATTCCATTATTATTACATTTTAAAGATAAAAATAGCAATAACTATAGTTTAGATAATGTACAGTTACTTTGTTATAATCATTATTTTCTTACTGTGGGAGATGTATTTAATGCTAAAGAGGAAAAACAAATTGAAACACAACAGGAACATAATGGTACAACTGAACAGGTTAATTGGGAAGTAGATGATTATCATTTACAACGTTTAAAAGAATTGGGTTTAGATGGGGATGATGATG